AATGGCTACACAGATTTAGACGCTCGTCAAGCTATAGCTTCTGGCATTGGCGTTATTCAGCGTCAAGGAGACTTAGTCAATAAAATTGTGATGGATTATGGTAATAACTTTAATAGCTCCTATACGGCCGAAGACACAACTTCTCAAGCCACCTTTGGCCTATTTGCCGAGCAATTTAACAGTTATCTTAAGAACGCCGCCGATGTAGAGGATGTAGCAGATCGTCTTATTGATCTTAGGTCTTATCCTAGAAATACCTTTCAATCGATTACTTTTGCACTTGAGTCCCCTGAAATTGATGACGCGGATAGAGACGCTTTATTAAATATATTTATGGGCCAGCCAGTCCGAATTACTAATCTTCCCCTTAATATCTTAGGTGGCGAATTTACTGGCTTTGTCGAAGGCTGGTCTTTTAGCGCTTCAGTTTCAGGCCTCTCAATCACCTTCTTAGCTACCCCAACAGAGTTCTCGGCAATTGCCCAACAATGGGCTCAAGTCAATGCGGCTGAAAGCTGGAATAGTGTTCTTAATACGCTAGAATGGCAAGACGCGATAGGAGTTATTAGTTAATGGCCAATACGACCAATTTCAACTGGGAAACGCCAGATGATACAGATTTAGTTAAGGATGGCGCAGCTGCCATTAGAACCCTTGGCAATTCTATAGATACTTCATTTATCGATCTTAAGGGTGGCACTACAGGACAAATTTTAAGCAAAGCTTCTAATACTGATTTAGATTATACTTGGATAGCCAATGATCAAGGCGATATAACTGAAGTCCAAGCTGGAACTGGTATTTCAATAGCTTCAGGAACTGGCCCAATACCAGTAATCACTAATACGGCAACTACTACAATTGATGCCGAAGGAGATTTATTAGTTGGAGATGCCGCTGATGCTTTGCAGCGTTTAGCAATTGGATCAAATGGAAATGTTTTAACAGTTGATAATTCAGTTGATGGAAAAATTAAATGGGCTGCTCCTGCTGGTGGCGGAAAAGTGTTGCAGGTTGTAAATGCTCAATATTCAACTCTAACAACTGTAACCAGCACATCAATGACTGATACAGGTTTAACCGCAACAATAACACCGACATTAAATACTAGCAAAATATTAGTTATCATTACTGTGCCGTTGTATATTTTGCAGGGTTCGCCAGCAAGTGATGCTTATGGCGCTTGGCAAATTGTGCGCGGTGCAACTGCCATAAATGGTATGTTATTGATAGGAAACACAGGGTCGGCCGCTAGTCCTGTAATAGATTTAACTTCTCATTATTACGATAGTCCAGCAACTACTAGCGCGACTACTTATAAAGTTCAGATAGCAGCATTTGCAAGTGGCGTTAGTGTTCAAGCGCAGTATAAATATACTTCTTTTGGTAATTCACAAATAACACTTTTAGAAATAGGTGCATAATGCAAGCAGCAGATTTAGTCAAAGCAATTAAGTTTTTAAGACCTAGCGCAGAATTTTCATTTCAGGAAGTTGATTACTCATCAATTAAATGGGATGTCTTAGATGGTAATCCACCTAGTGAAGCAGAAATAGATGCAGCTATTGAGCAGGTTAAGGCTGATGAATTAGTTGAAGCCGAGGCAAAGGCCGCCCAAAAGGCAGCCCTGCTACATCGGCTAGGGATTACTGAGGATGAGGCTAAACTGCTTCTAGCATAATCTTGAGGGATTGTGCTATATAACTAATATGCCTAAATTATGTGCAGCAGGTATTCAACTTCGGGAGCAGATTGATGACGATTATCCTGATAGGGATCGTAAGTCTGATGGTTGGATTGCGGATTCTCGTCACCTCTCTAAAGGCACTTCTGACCATATACCAAGAGATGGAATCGTTAGAGCTATAGATATAGATTCTGACTTATCGGCACATAAAGAGGAATGTTATGCGCTGGTCGAGAAGATTCGTAAGTTAGCAAAGAACGGCGATAAAAGAATTAAATACATTATCTTTGATGGCAAGATAATGAGTCCGATACTCGGATGGAAGCGCAGAGCTTACAGAGGCGGAAATCCTCATCGCTCGCATTTTCATATTTCATTTACAACTTTGGGAGACAAAGATGGCAGTTATTTCGAGCTCGAAGGAGAATCTAATGAGAGACCTAAAAAAAGCCGCCGAAAGCTGGGGCAAAGCATTTCTAGCAGCAGCACTAGCGACTTACCTAGCGGTGGGATTCGACCCTGCTGCCATTGCAAATGCAGCTCTAGTATCAGTCTTGCCTAGCATCATCAACTGGCTCAATCCAAATTATGAGCGTTACGGCAAAGTCCGTTAATGGCAGCGGCTGAATTGGCCACCTTAGTCGCTTCAGTTCTAGGATCTATAGCCTTACTGATTGCTGGCCTTCGCTACATAATTAAATTGGAGAATATTCCAATAGTGTCGCGCCTTGATAAAATGGAGAGTCAGCTAGAATTGGCCCTAGCGAAAGGGGTCAGAAATGGCAACGCGAAAGCGCGTAAGTAAGAAGGCAGTTAAGCGTCCAAAAAGACGCAGGACTACTAAAGAAACCCCATTAACAAAGCTTGATTTCTGGGCTATTTCTGCCAATGAAGTTTATAAAGCTTGTCGCAGAGCAGGGATGGATGAGGGAACTGCCTTGGCCTTTGCTATGGATCGTAGTTCTTATCCCGATTGGATAGTCCCTGCCGATGACCCAATTAAGAAGATTGGTTGGGAAGATGGAGAAGAGGACAACTAATCTACTTTCGAGAAGTTGAGCTCTTTGAGGCTCTCAAGTCGCTATACCCAGACTTGACGCCATTATCAGCGACCGACCGAGCAGATGGCATTACCAGCGATTCCTATATTGAGCTCAAATGCCGAAGGACTCATTACGATACTTTGATGATTGAGAAGAAGAAGTGGGATTATTTGGCCGATATAAGGGCTAGGACGGGCGCTAAGACCCTTTATATCAATTCAACCCCTCACGGGGTCTATCAGTTTGATTTAGGGGCTATAAACGAGCCTGAATGGGCTCTAAAGCGGTTGCCTATAACTACTGACTTTGCCAATAAAGCGACCAATGAAAGACTTGCTGGCTTCTTAGATATTCGCCACGCCGAGCTATTACTTGTCTAAATAGATTTAATCAAATAGATTTAACCCGTAAATCCATTTAGGGATTACAGAACGGGAGCAAAATGATAAATAAAGTAGCTCTAATTCGATTTGATTCTCAAGCAGGGGCTTGGACTGATGAGACAAATTGGGTTAAGGGATCAATAATAAGACGATTCGCTAAAGAGCGGATGGGTAAGAAGCAGCTTAGAGGCCGTTTATCAAAGGCTGAAATCTCTGCATATTGGCTTGATAAATATGGGGTGAGTGCTGATGTTTCCTAATTTATCTGATACGCAAGTCTTTGCAATAGTAGTTGGCGTTCCATTTTTCGGCCTTTACTTATGGGCTCTTTGGACTTCAGCCAAAGCCAAAGCCTTTAATGATGGATATAAGAGAGGGAGAGCAAGTGTCCGATACACAGAGATCGTTAAGTGACTGGCTCGACGATGCTGGTGCTACCTTATTCGACAGAGGGATTGAGTATGGTGACCCGAGGCACAATTTTCTACGCATTTACAAAGTCGCGACAGCACTCGGTGTTCAGCTCAGAGACCCATCTGAATTGGCGCTTATTGCTATTGCAACAAAACTCTCAAGAATGGTGGAAAGTCCAGAGCGCGAGGATTCGTATCTCGACCTCATTGGATATGCCGCTATCTTGGGTCGATGCAGATTTTCTACACCAGAAGATTGGGATGACATTGAGTCTGACTCGCAATCATAATCAAAATCAATACTGCGACTACTGCAAATATCGCTGGGGGACAAATAAGAATGGCTGGGATTTAAGAGCTATGACTCCAGCAGTTTGGAAAGTCCAAAGCGAGACACCGCTTCGAAAAGCTCAGGTTAGGTTCTATTGCCAGCCTTGCGCCGATGATGCACAGAACTGGCCAGATGGCACATTTTATTCATTGAAAGAACAATTAGAAGATGCGATAAATGATTTCGCAGGGAGAGAGAAGTTAGATGTCGAATTACCTTGATGATTATGTTTCAGTTCAAGACCGATTGAAGGAGTTTATAAATGCTTATCCA